CCTTTCCTGCCCAAACTTAGTGGGGGTAGTTTGCATAAGGTGGTCACCACTCACATAAACACAAAACATTTTTGTATTTTATAAAAAATTTTTATCTACCTTTGTACTGTAACCTAATTTTAACACACCTCTTAAAGTTAGACCACCCATAAGTAAAAGTGGGTTAGAAGTTGGATCAAGAGTTTGCAAATAGTAAACTAAGTTTCTCCGATAGTTACAAAAATGATTTTGATATAATTGTAGGACTACCACCAACGTGTAAGGGAAAGAGTAGGCTAGGGGCTAAAAACCAACTACAGGAAATTCAAAATTAACATTCAAACCTCAAGGGGAAAATTATACCTACTCAGTAACAGACAATTAACATATAATCTATCTTTTTATTTTGGATATCCAAACTATGGTTCTACATTTGTAAAAAACTATAAGATATGATTATGTATGAACCACACCCAAAGGGTATTTTAATTGAGTACAAGGAAGCAGTAAAAACATCTACTGGAGTTTACCTTCCTGATGGAATGCAAAATTTTGAATTAGATGATTATAATGGTGATACTGTTATTGCTGTTGGTAAAGATGTTGAACTTTATAAGGTAGGAGATACAGTTATGTTTTTCCCTCATTCTATTCCAACTAGCTTTCAAGGTAAAACATCTGATGGTGTAAAACACAAATACCAAATGTTTAGAGAAGCTGATATTTGCTGTAAGTGTATTATTAACATTACAGAACCACCTGTTAAAATGTGATGAACAAGAATACTGTTAGACAGCAGTTGAATATATATCTTGCTCAAGGTAAAATTAACTTCTATCAATTACAAACTATTATTAGGGAAGTAGATCATTATAAATTAATGAGAGACTTAACACCACAAGAAAGAGATTTGATAGTTAATACAGTTAAGGAAAAATGATACAGTTAAATCCACCATTATGGTTATACATTCCAGAGTTTGAAAGTTATGGTCTAGCTCATTTTGTTGAGAATCATGGCTTAGAGCATCATTTATACTGGACTGTATTTATGGATAATGGTGAGATTTGGACTTTACCTAATGATAGAGTTAGGGCAGGATATAATAATACATTAAATAGAAATGAAAAGAATAGAGATAAATGCAAGCCAGCTTAATGAGTTGTATACTACAGTAAATCACTTGCATAAGAATAAGCAACTTACTGAACATATGGATGCAGATATAGAACATGGTGGTAATGTCATCAGGTTTATATATGATAGAAATATGGGAAGACGTGGATCCTGGGTAGTCATCACACCTATTAGTGTGGTGTATGATGAGGATTAATTTTGTATTTTTGTTTAAAGATTGTAAACAATGATTATAGATCCCAAGTGTGGATCAAATACAGTGGTGTTTGTTCACAAAGATTTTGATGCAGTAATAGAAAAACTAGGTGTATATACAGAACTTGCTAAAAAATTTATTAAAAGGAATAAAAGGTATCAGTATATCAAACATGTGGAGAAACTTCCTGATGGAAAATGGGTCCTGGTTTTTAAAGTACTGCCATCTAATCATGAATCTATTAAGGAATATAATAGGATTGTAGAGGGAAGCAAGAGAGAACTTTGGATTAATTACTTAAACCACTTTATAATAGGATGATAATCAAGGCTCTTGAACAAACTTTCACAATTAAGGATTCTAAAGATGAGAATGGTGAACCTATTACTCTAGAGATTCCTGGAAAGTTTATAGTCAAGAGAGTTGAGATTCAAGAAGTGTTAGAGTTTTCAGAAATTATTAATGAGAGAACTAATAAACCATACAAAACTAGATGTCTACTTAGGACTATAGATGGATGGTTACCTGTTAAGCATTCTTTTGAGCAGTTAATGGAAATGAAAAATACACCACAAAGAGTAATAATAAAAGGATTATATGCTGCAGCAAGAGGTAGTAAAGGTATTAACAGAAATAAGTAAGAGGCATAATATATCATACAAGGATGCTAAGAGTATCTACTGTGATGTGTTTGTTTTCTTAGAAGAAGAGTTTAGTAAAATCAATGATAATAACCCAGAAACTTGGAATAGTAACTGTATTGTCAAAAATTTTGGTAAATTTGTAGTAAATAAAAGTAAATTAAAAAGATATGGAACTATCAAAAAGATTAAGGGAGAACCCAATGAACTCCCCACTTAAGTTTATAGCAAGATTATTTGAACTTAGGGATGCTGCTCATGTAGAGCATTTAAAAACTAGAAGCTTTGCAGCACACAGTGCATTAAACTCATTCTATGATGGGTTATTAGATTTAGCTGATGGCTTTGTAGAAAGCTACCAAGGTAAGTATGGTATTATTAAGATTGATATTAAACCAACACAACCTGATAATTTCTTAAACTTTCTTGAAGAGTTTGCTAAATATGTAGAGAGTTCAAGAGAAGTGTTTAAGGATGAGTTTCTTAGAAACCAAGTTGATGAGATTGCCTCATTAGCATACTCTACTATCTATAAATTAACATACCTTAAGTAATGAAGATTTTTGATCTAAAGGATAATGAGATTACTATCTCACCAGAGATCTTAACTATTGAGTGTTTTGAGACTCTTTGGAAGAGTGATAAGAGTAAAAATAAGATTAATGCTTACAACGACTTTAAGTATATTTACCATTTATGTGATTTCAACTCTCCATATAATAACTACTCACAAGAAAAGAGAATTGAAGCCATCAAAGAAGAAGTACTTGGTAAAAAAGAATATGAGCCTTCAGAGCAAGTCCAACAGGCTTGTAAGATATATAAAAACTTAAAAGAAACACCTATAGAAAGGTTGTTTAATAGTGTTAAAGATAAGATAGAAGAGATGTCAGACTATTTGAAAGAGAATACCCTTGATAGTGAATCAGTTACACCAGTATTAAAGATAATGGATTCTATAAGTAAGGTAATCTCACAATACAAGACATTGGAATCAGCAGTTAAATCTGAAAAGGAAACTACTGCTGTTAAGAATAGAGGAGATAAAATTGTAAATACATCTTTTAATGTATGATATTAAGTAATACAAAAGCATTCCTAGAGGCTAGAACAGAGTTTGAAACTACGGGATTTTATACTAAAGCTTTAATTGGTACATACCAATATAATGAGTTTTGGAAAGAGGAAGTAAGAAAGTGTATGGAAGGTGTAACTATAGGTAATGTCACAATACCTGGAACATATTATTTCTACCTGAACTACACTAGGATGCTTTTAAAAGATGAAAAGACTGGGAGAAAGACTGAAGGATTTCCTAGATTCACAGATGTGGATTTAGAATTCTTTACTCTCATTGAACAGGCTAGAAAAGAGAAAAAAGGTTTTATCATGGTTAAGCCAAGAAGAACTGGATTTTCTTACAAAAATGCTGCACTAGTTGTGCATGAATACAATTTCTTTAGAAATGCCAAGTGTATTATCTCTGCTTATGAAAATAAGTACTCAGATAATACAATGGCTATGACATTAAATAATATTAACTTTCTAGATCAGAATACTGTATGGTATAAACCTAGAAACCCTAATACTCAGGACTATGTGAAGTCTAGACATCAACAAAAGATGGAAGATGGTAGAGATGTATGGGTAGGTTATCAATCTGATATTAGAAAGATTACATTTAAAGATAACTCATTTGCATCTGCAGGTATGAGTAGCTCTATTTTCCTATTTGAGGAAGCAGGTATCTTTAGTAATATCATAGAATCATACAATATCTCTGAACCATGCTGGAAAGATGGAGATGATGTTATTGGTATTCCTATTATTTATGGTACAGGGGGAGACATGGGTGGTGGAACTGCTGCATTCTCTGAAATGTATTATGATCCAGAAAGGTTTAACCTGTTAGCATTCCCTAATGAGTGGGAACCTGAAAAAGGTAACCAACAATGTGGGTGGTTTTTACCATCTACTAAGCAAAGATTTGGTGTATTCACTGACAAAGAAACTAAAAAGACTGTACCATTAGTAGATAATGATGGTAATTCCAATGAAGAGTATGCTTTAAAGTCAATTATGGCTTACAGAGAAACTAAAAAGGGTAATCCATCAGCTTATAGAGATGCAGTAACACAGTATCCACTTACACCATCAGAGGCATTCTTAGTAACATCAGGAAATATGTTTCCTACTATGCTACTTAATGAAAGATTAGCTGATATTAAGGTTAATTCTCAGAAATATGTAGAAAGTAACTGGGTTGGTTACATTACTCCACAAGAAGATGGTGAATTAAGGTTCACATCTATGGATAATGTACTACCACTTAGAGATTACCCTATTAAACGTAGACCAGATGATGATATTAAGGGGTGTATTGAGGTTTATGAACAGCCACAAAAAGATAGTGATGGAAAAGTGTTTGTTAGAAGGTACATTGTAGGGATTGACCCCTATGATGATGACTATTCTACTACAGATTCTGTAGGTTGTGCTTTTGTATTTGATAGATTTACTAGAAGAATAGTAGCTGAGTACACAGGTAGACCACAATTAGCTAAAGAATTCTATGAAAACTGTAGAAAGCTAATAGTGTACTACAATGCTGCAGGGTTTCCCGAGATTAATAAGTTAGGTTTTGTTACTTACATGGAACACAGAAAGTGTTTACATATGTTAGCAGAAACTCCTATGCAACTTAGAGATAAGATTGAATGGAAACCTAATTTGAATACATCTTATGGGTTTAAAGCAACAGAAAGAACAAATACATGGGGTAGAGAGTTAATTAGAGAATGGTTATTAGAACCAATTGAACCTAACTCAGAAGTACTTAATGTAAATAGACTCCGTTCTACAGGTTTAATACAAGAATTGATTAAGTGGAATAAAGATGGTAACTTTGATAGAGTGTCAGCCTTGATTGCTGTATTGATTTTAGATGTAACTTTGAACAAACAAGCAATACAAGCTGAGACAAGAAGTACTAAGAACTTTTTAGAATCTGATTTTTTTAAGGAAAGAGGATTTCTAAAACACAATGATGACCCATTTGCTGATAACAGCTATAGTGAGGGTGGTGCTTTTTTTAACAATATGTTTACAAAGTAATAATTTGTAAGCTAAATAAACGTAAATTTGTAACCTTAATATGAATAATTTAGTAATACAGGTACCAGAACAAGCTTTACCAGATTCCAGGAAGGATTTAGAGTGGGGAATGAGATGCGTAGATGCTGGGGAGAATGTATTGATGTTTGATTCCTCTGTAGTAAGACAGACTTTTTATAATAAAAAAGTTAACTACAGACTTAGGAATAACATGCTTACAGATAAAGATATACAACAGATTTGTGAGCCTTATGGAGTAGAGTTTTCTGCTGCTCCTAAAAGTATGCAACATATTGGATTAGGTAACTCTAAGATTAACACTTTAGTAGGTGAAGAAGCTAAGAGATTAACTAGATATCCATTTAAAGCTTATATATCATCTGATGACCAAATGGGTATTTCTTCTAAGGAAGAAGCTATCAGAGATATGTGGCATAAGAAATTAGTAGACATTGCAGTACAAAAACTAGAAGCTTCTGTAGAAGGTCAGCAAATTGACCAGAAAGCTATGGAAGAAGAAATGCAGAAGGAGATTGCTAAATATGATAAGTATCTTAAATACAATTATCAGGATTTAAAAGAAATGACTGCTAATAAGATACTTAAGTATGAGTATAAAAGACTTGATGTATCAGATACTTTCCTAAGATGTTGGGAAGATTTCCTAGTTTGTGGTGAAGAAGTAGTGTGTATTGAGGAATTGGGTAATGATATAGTATTTAGAAAGGTTAATCCTTTGTATTTGTTTACTATACAATCTCCTGAGACTTATAAACTGGAAGATGCAGATTGGATTGTAGAATATACAATGATGTCAGTAGGTCAAGTAGTAGATTACTATCACAATGAACTTACTAAAGATGAGATAGATACACTAGAGCAAAGCAAGGAATATAACAGTATGAAAACTGGTGGTATTCAAATGGCTTATAATAGGGATATTACAGTAGAAGAAAGATTTGGGTATACAGCAGGAGAGTTATTTGTTCCCAACCAAATTGCTACACATTATTTTGGGGGTGCTTACGACCAAAGAGGAAACGTCAGAATTATGCGTGTATGCTGGAAGTCAAGAAGAAAGATTGGAAAGGTAAAGTACTACGATGAAGACGGAAGCCAACAAGAGAAGATTGTAGACGAGTACTACAAGATAGATAAAGATGCTGGTGAAACAGTAGACTACTTATGGATTAATGAGTGGTGGGAAGGAACAAAGATTGCTAATGATATTTATGTAAAGATTAGACCAATCCCTTATCAATCAAGGAGCATGTCTAACTTATCAGAAAGTAAACCACCTTATGTAGGTATTTACTGTAACACTAATAATTCAAGGGTAATGTCTTTTATGGACAACATTAAACCTATGGATTATTTATATGATATTTATTTTCACAGATTAAACCTAGCCTTATCAAAATACAAAGGCCCAATGTTAGGAATCAATGTAAGTATGATTCCATCAGAGTGGGATCCTTTGAAGTGGTTGCAGTATGCTGAAGCAACTAACATTTTATTCTTAGACCCAACTAATGAAGTAATTAAAGGACCAATGCAAGGTAAATCTGCAGGTACTTTTAATCAAATGTCAGCACAAGGTATTAACCTTGAAATGGGTAACTATATTACACAACACGTTAACCTTATTGGATTTATTAAACAACAGATGGATTTAATATCTGGAGTTAATGAATACAGACAAGGTGATATTAAAGGTGATGCCAATGTAGGTACATCTAATATGGGATGGTCAGCATCTAACTCAATGACTGAAAAATACTTTGCACTACACAACTCATTTAAAAGAGATTGTATGCAGAGATTATTAGAAGTTGCTAAGTATGTTTGGAAAAATAATCCAAAGAAAGTACAGTATGTTGGTGATGATATGATGGTTGAAGTAGTTGATAGTTATGATGAATTCTGTGAATCTGAATATGATATACATATAGATGATGGTCCAAATACTCAAGAACTTATGCAAGCACTTAGTCAATTGGCTCATGCAGGTATGCAAACAGGTCAGATTAAGTTTAGAGATCTTATTGAAATATATAAGAAAGATAGTATATCAAGCTTGGCAAGATATCTAGAAGAAGCTCAAGATAAGATGGCTCAAGAACAGCAAGAACAGCAACAGGCTCAACAACAACATGAGAAAGAGATTGCACAACAACAGGCTGAACTTCAAGCACAAGCATTACAACTTGAGTATGAAAAGCTTAATAGAGAAGATGTCAATAGACAATTAGATAGAGATAATAAAATTCAGATTGAAACTCTTAGAGCTATGGGCTTTGCACAAGACACAGATATTAATGAAAATATGGTGCCTGATGTATTAGAACAAAGTAAAATTGCTTTACAACAACAAAAGCAAACTTTTGAGCAAGTACAAAAAGATAGAGAACACCAATTAAAGTATTCTGCAGATAGACAGAAGAATGAAATTGAAAGAAAAAAGATAGCTGTTAAAGAAAAAGAAATTTCTTCTAAAAAAGAGATTGAAGAACTTAAAGCAGAGACAGCTCTAAAGGTTGCAAAAGCAAATAAAAATCGTTATGATAAAAAATAAAGTTATAATATATGATTTAAGTTGCCCTATTACTGGAAATATTAGGTATGTTGGTAAAACCTCAAGAGAAATAAATAAAAGGCTAAATCAACATATAAGTGATGTTACTCGTAAAAACAACCATGTACAATGTTGGATAAAATCTTTATTAAATAATAATTTAAAACCTATAATTACAATATTAGATGAAGTAAATGTTAATGACTGGGTATTTTGGGAAAAACACTATATAAGTTTATTTAAAACTTTTAATTTTAATTTATGTAATCATACAGAAGGAGGTGAACAGCCATCAAATATGAATAGTGACTTAGCTAAATCTAAAAGGCTAAAAACTTTAAAAACATCTAAAGCATGGAAAGAAGGTAGAATAAAGCAATCTGAAAAATTAAAATTTTTACACAAAGAAGGTAAAACTAAATTTGGATTTGCCCATTTAAATGAGATAGAAAGAAAAGAAATAGGTAATAAAATAAGAGAAAATAACCCAAGAAAAAGGACTATTAAAATAGAACAATTAAATAATAAAGTAATTTTAGATTTTTATTCTATAAAAGAAATGGCTAAATATTTTAATTGTAATATAGGTACAGTAAGAGATTTTATTTACTCTAAAAGAGTTTCTATAGTTTTTAAAAACTATTCCTTACTAGAAAATAAGAATAAATATGACAAAAAATAAGCTATATAGAATAAGCTTACATAACAATAAGATAAGAATTAATAAACATAATTTTGTAAACAAGTAAG